ATGCTTTCAAAATCTAAAATTGTGATTGACTGTATTGGCCAAGAATCTTTGTATGTATTAGAAAAATCTGGTAGTGCAATTTATAAGACACCAGGGTTTGATACTAATTTTGCAAAAGATCTTTTAAAATCTTATAAAGAAGGGCTTCAGAAGCTAAAAACTATAATTGATAGCTCACCAAGTTATGATAATTCATATTATGATTTTGAGTTTAAGACAATGATTTATGCAATTGATAAATTATTACTAGCCATAGGAAACATCAAAAGCGAAGATGATGAGATTGAGGCTGCTATTTTTCAAAGCTATCTTCGAAAACAAGATGAGTCTATTAGGAAAACAATTGAAGAAGAGGAAGCGGGTTAATAGTTATTAATTTTTTGGGTATAGTTTGAACTGTACCCACTTCAAAAAATAAAGATGACGGGAGTTGAACCCGAAACAATCAAACACTATCAAATACAATTAAATTACTGATACTAGAAATCAATAACTTACATCCCCTAGCTTGAATTGTATTTTACTGTTTATAAGATGTGCCTGTCAAAAAACCTGTCATGACCAACTTCTATTAATTCACTTTTGCATGCTTAGAGTTGGGGAATTTCCGACCAAATGCAACCACTCTAGCGTCTTTAATTGTCGTGTCTCTGATTTACAAAGATTTTTATGATTTGAATTTTTGAAAGCTCATCTCTACCATTAACTTGAATTTGTAACGTAATCAATTTATGAGATGAAACCGCGTGTTTTTTGCTTGGTTGATGTAAACAACTGCTATGCAAGTATAGAACGTTTCTTCAACCCTCAATTAATTAATAAACCCGTAATTGTGCTTTCCAACAATGACGGTTGCGCTGTTGCACGTTCTCAAGAAGCCAAAGCAATTGGCATCAAAATGGGCGACCCTTTATTTAAAATTATTGATTTAGTTAAAAGACATAATGTCGCTGTCCTCTCCAGCAATTACCCCGTTTATGCAGAAATGAGCAAAAGATTTCATGCAATCTTAAAGCAGTTTGTTACTGACAAAGAACATGAGACTTATAGCATTGATGAAGCTTTCCTAGAACTCACAGCATACAAACAGCACTATGATTTAGACGCTTATGCCAGGCTAATGAAAAATCGAGTATGGCAATGGATCGGTCTGCCCGTATGCGTGGGTATTGGCCGAAGTAAGACTGAAGCTAAAATGGCTAATCATCTTGCAAAGACTTATAAAACATTTGATGGCGTATGTAACCTTACATCGTTCCCAACCAATATAAGAGATTTGCTTTATAAACAGACCAGCGTTTCTGAAGTTTGGGGCGTTGGCCGCCAGCATGCTAAAAAGCTTGAATCAATGGGAATTACTAAAGTTTATGATCTTATGATGTCAAACCCATATCACATGGAATCATTGTTTAGTGTCGTTATGAAGCGTACAGTGCTGGAGCTAAACGGCATCGCTTGCATTGAAATTGAAGATACACCACCATCTCGTAAGCAAATCATTTCATCACGTGCATTTAAGCAAAAAATTACTGATAAAGATGACTTAAAAGAAGCAATTGCACGACGCACACAAGAAGCATTCACACGCATAAGAAAAGATGAAGCCCTATGCGGCTGTATTATTGGTTTTGCTCACTCTAGCCCATTTGATGTGCATAAACCCTATTATAAAAAGGAATTATCACAGTCGTTTGCCGTACCTACTGACGATGTTAGAAAGCTTGTGAAAGCAACAACAAGAATGATGGAGTATATTTATAAGCCTGGTGTGGACTTCAAGAAATGTGGAGTAGTTTTGACTGCACTGGAGAGTAAGCACACTTATACTTATGACTTACTAACAGATTATAGTGAATTAGAAAAAACAGAAAATTTGATGCAGGCTATTGAAGGGATACAAGGGAAATTCGGAAAGTTCAAACTTGGATTTGGTGGGAGTATGTATCAAAACCGATCATGGTCGATGTCTCAAAACTTGAAGTCTAATAATTATTTTACATGGGAAGGTATGCTAAAAATATCAAGATAACTTATATTTTAATTACGGAATTATAAATATGTCTAACTCACAAAATGCGATTGAACTTAGTAAACATGTTTTGGGATTATCTGAAAAAGTTGCATTCATGTTAATAACAGCATCTACCGCTTCAATTGCTTATATATTGGCTGAAGTTAAGGATGATAAGTGGAATGAATTAATATATTTCCCAATATATGCTTTATGTTTATTAGCTCTCAGTTTTGTATTTGGCTATAGCTATCTTGTGAAAAAAATTGATGCAACCAATCAAAATAGTCTTTTACTTCAAATAGCAAAGTGGAAAGATTCAACTAATGAGAAAAATAAACTTTTTGATGAAATGGAAAGATCTGGAAAACAAGCAAGTATTTTCAGCAGACTTCAATTTATTACTTTCATAGCGGGAATCATGACATATGCTATTTATATTTTTTTAACAATTTTTTTGAACAAATAATGTTTATAAATAAATATAAGAAGCCCTCACCTGAGGGCTTTTCCTATTTCTATCCAAGCATCCACTTTAGCTGCACAGTCATTACCTTTTGCAATCGTATCAATGGCCCAAGGTGTAATAATTTTACCTGTGCCACCCTCAAGCTTATTAAATCGTTCACATGGTTGCATTAAATTAGCTGGTACGTTTGGCTTCAATAAGACTGTTGATCTGGTACACCCCATCATCATCAATACAACGATTGAGATAAATAGGACGCTCAATGATCTTTTGCACTTCACGCTCAACATATTCGACTTTTGTGCGTTGTTCTGACTTAAGCTTTTCATAGTCTGCGCTCACTTGGTTAAATTCGTTTTGTGCCTCAGCAAGTGCTTTAACTTGCTTGCGCTCAATGTCTTGTATTTGTGCCAGGCATTGCTGATCAGCTTGCTTTAGCTTCTTTACATAATGATTTGTGATAGCCGTCTGAATGAACAACAACACAAGTAAAATGGCGATTGCGGTCCAGCGTTTGTTTAATAAAATCCAAGTCATTAGAAATCCTCAACTTCTGGTAAATCGACCGTTTGACCAGCCAGGCTATGATGACAATCGGATAAGAACTGAATTTGTCCATTTCTAATAAAAGAATGGCATTGACTACTTTCTCCAGCATTAACCATCAGCGAAGGTGAAAACGTTGGTTTTTCTAAGTTCCCATCAAAATTCCATCGTATTTTGTGTTGTGGACCAACGTGCAATGGATGCCAACATTTACATCCTGGGCATTCAATAAAGTAAATCCCATTGGATTCAAGCAAGACTTTGCTCACTCTTTTGAACTCACTCATGAATTAGCCCCCATGCATTCTTGATAACGATCAACTTGACGTACCCAAACCCCATAACAACCATTGGAACGGACTGAACAATCACGCTTTGCAACGTATTTCCATTTCAATAACGATTCACAAGCGGCTTTATATTTTCCAATTTTTAGATTTTTCAGCATGGATGAGCCAGACCAGGCACCAATCCCATACTGATACGTAAAATCTAGATAAAGGTCATATTCAGCTTGTGAAATTGGAATATTCAGCAATGTCTTATTGAATGCTTTAGCATCCTTATTCATTGTGAACTTCAAATACTCAAAAGCCTGCTTACGTGTAATAGCTGGGTCCTTCATGGTTACAGCACGACCATCTGGATAAAATGTTGTGCCATTCCCAATAGTCGGACGGTCACCCCTCACCGGGATGGTCGGTTTAGCTGTATAACCTTCTTTTGCGGCCGTAGCCTGAACTTGCTGATCACTAGGCCCAAAAATATAAAAACCGCCCATCGAGGCGGCTATAGTTGAACCAATTACGAAAAGTTTAGTCTTGTTTGTCATGATCACTCTCATTCATGAGCTTATCGTGTAGCTCTTCATCTCGTTGATCTTTGCGATATGCAGCAATGGCCTGAATAATCAGTCCGACTACTGCACAAACGCCCCCCAACACAGCCATCCATTCAGTAGTTGAAAGTCCACCTACTAAAACCATCCCCCCCCCTGCTATGTTTGTTGCTAGACCTAAAGTAGCTGTGCTTGTTGATGCTGCTGGTTCTGCCATACCCATTTCTCCAGAAAATGGCAATAAAAAAGCCCTAACTTATTAAAAGCTAGGGCTTGTAAGGTTTTTCTATGTAGTTACGCTTTTTTAATTACAAGCTTATATCTACCACCAATAAAATCAGGATCATCTTCAATTGATACTTCCGTATTGAAGCCTTTTTCACGAAGTAGATCTGAAATGGCCGTTGTTGTTTCTTCATTTAAAGTCATCTTTGAATAAAGAGTACATACTCCGTTTTGTGCAATGTCTGCATCAATCTTTGGCAATGCACCCTCTACATACATTTCTGCGTAGTTCATATTAAATTCCTGATTCTAGTGTGAATGATACTGAGAAGCGCATAGGGTCAACTAATGCACCTGTCAAATCTATAAAAAACATTTTAACCCCAGATCCAACTTTGTAAGACGACCAACTCCCACTGTATGCTTCAATTGCTTGTAGCGTCGGTGGCAATATAGCCTTTCCATCACCTAATCCCGTTCCAGAAAAAATGCCAGAAACAAAAATGTGCGGATTTGCTAATTCAGTTGTTACGCCCGCATCTCGTTGCAATCTATAGACTCCCGTAGACTCTTTTGAGATAGACCAGCCTGCGTTATTTTGTTGGGTAGTAAAGTTGACATCATAAGTCAGCATCATCGGTGCAATAAAACGCCCGACTTTTGATACTTCGTGATTGTAAGTATTCCACTTTCGAATTTTTTTAGTCCACGAGTCTGACGCAATATAAGGTGTATTTGTAGCAGTAGCGCCAATTACTCGCTTAAATACTACACTTGCAACTGATGTTTCATCCTGATTTCCAAAATACAATTCGCTATTCGGTGCATTGATGTGGATTGGTGTTTTATACCCAGAATCTGCCGCAGTCGGTTGAGTAGTAATTAATAATCTTCGATTAGTACCACCATACCAATTAGCAAAAAGTGTTGCTAAACCAGATGGAGAAAGTTGTATTTTCGCACCCGTCGCACCGCTTAAAGTAATACGACTCTTATCGATAACAACACCACCGATATTATCTGATACAGCCAAAGCAGTTGTGTCAGCTCGATTTAGCCAAGGCGTTCTAATGTATAGATTATTAGTGATGCAATTAAATGTTTGTTGATAAGAAGTATTTACAAGCCAGTCACGAGCTACACCATCTCTTGTTTGCTCTGCCCAAATTGCATTGAATGAGCAATTCGACCAGATACCTGCTGTTAAACCGTACTGCATATATTCAAGAATAATATTATTAAAGACGCACTGATAAGCTTCTTTAGCAAACAGCACAGGGTATTTACCCCATTGCCATGAGCAGTTGTCAAAATATGCAGTAGTACTTTGTTTAGAATCAACATCAGCAATATAAAACCCTGCATTTGATGCACTAATTGACATCAAATTTTGGACACGGAACGAGACCGTTGCATTCGATAAATATACTTGATTGTAAAACCCAGAAATATTTGCATTTGAAAGTGTGAAGTTATAACCATCAACTTTTAAACCCGAAATATTTTCTGAAACACCCTCACTTACTAATTGCAAATCTCTTACTTCGGCGCCCACGTTAATAAATGCCACATTATTAAGAAGGGTATTTGAATTTGAATAATCACCTGGTCTTACCTTTAGAGAGTTCATTGCATACGCAGTGGCATTTTGTCTACTAAATCCACCTCCAACAATCCCTTTACCCTTGCAATCAACTTGTTTATTGATGCGATATTCAACTTGTCTGTTAGCAAGATAAATATTCGAACCAGTATACGGGCTTAATGCACATCGAATAAATGCGTCCGCATCGTCATAATTTGGATCGTCACCAAGGCCACCAAAATCATCAACTGTTGGGAAAGCTACTGTAATTTTTTCCCAATTACCTCCAACATCTGCAACAACGACATACCCATCGGGGGTTCTTGTACTGTTTTTATTAAATACAAAAGTACCCCCACCAAGATGTTTATTTCTAATAACCGAACGCACATTCACTGTACGGCCTGGCCATGGCAATGTAGTAGCTAAATCATCAATACAATCTAAAGTACTGATAGTTTTTTTATTAAATTCCCTGAGATTTTCACCAGTTAAAGTCAGCACAAGTGTATCTATCCACCCGTTTTCGCCCGCTCCAGCTGCTGCCGCAACTTCAATTGCCTGTTTCAAATCATCTACTGAAACATATCCCACTCCCAACATCTCTTCAAAAAGTCTGGAAAGCATCGGTAATGATTTAAATGGCTGTCCATACCGAGGATTAATAATTTTATCTTCGTTATTAGCCTCACCAATATTAAGAATATCGCGATCCAGATTTTTCATCTTTTCTTCGGTGATAATCGCCATAAATTTTCTCCAAAAAAAAGCCCCGCTAATGCAGGGCTTTAATTTCATTCCAGGGTTAAATTAAGTTATTGATGATGTCCTTATCATTTCGATAATAACGTTCATCTAAATTGGTTGCTGATATGGAGTTTTCAAAAACGCCATTTCGATTTTTGCTTGAGACAAGAAATAACTCATCATCTTGACGATCATCTACAGTTATTGAGTAAACTGTTTTCACCTCACCTTCTGTTACTAGAGCCTCAAGCGGTGGACATGCCAAAATTAGCTCATACTCACTTGCGCCCTGGCTAACTGGTATCTGATCAGTAAAACCACTTTTCTTTTGCAGATGAATCACATAATCATGACCTGCTGTCAAAGTACACGGCTGGCTGATTTCAATTGTTAAGCCATTCCACGCTGTAATTTCTCCAGACGTTATTGAACCATCACCCAGGGCAATAGGTGACAAACGGGTATCATCAACAACAATGATTGGGTCCCCGCGTTCTGTTAGCTCACCTTCAGCAAAGCAGTCAAACTTACAATTGACTCGCTGATACTTCAGTTTATTCCAGGCACGCCAACCGATGATATGAGCCTGTTCTTTATAAGCAATTCCATAACCATCGATTTTTTTCGGGTTCGTGATTTGATCATTCGGGATTTTCAAAGTCTTTTCAATCCATCCTGCTTCACTATCAACAAATGTTATTTCAACGCCATCATAATTATTCTCAACCTTAAAGTTATATGTTCTAACTTCAGATTTAGCCTTCTTATTACGGTGATTGAATAACAATATTGGTTGCCGATCTGCCCTTTCAAAATCAAAGTAGAGTGCTCTATTTAAACGACGTTCATTACAACCGGATGCACCTGCCATCATTCGGCAAATTTCTTCAAATGACTGATTTGCATTGTCTAATGTATAGTTAAATTCAGCCATCTTGGATGAGCCAAAATATTCAACCACATCATCAAATACACGATAAATTTCTTCAGTATTGATTTCATTTAAAGTGCGTCGGCCAATAAGTTTATTCAAAGCCAGGTCAATGATGAGATCAGCCATATTGCGTGATGGTATCAAATCAGCTGAACGTACACCCCCGCGATATGAATAAACTAGACTCTCTGCAATACAGTTTGTCTGCCGTGTATCAACAGCAGTAGCTGCACGTGTTGCCTGGGTACGTTGTCGTATTATTACACGGTTGTCATACACCAGTTTAGACAGATAGCGAATTGCGTAAGCTGTATAGAATTTAACTTCATCCGATAAATCTACAGCATCACCATTATCATTAACACGCCTTGCACGGAAACGAACAGCGCCCGAAAACGGCAAGTTAATCCACATCGATCCACCAACACTGTCACGGTTATTAGCTTTACCATTTAAGCGTATCGTTTGGTTAAATACTGGTCCGGTTGGATTATCCGAAACGACCTGTTGATATTCAACAAAGATATCCACAAATTTGGCGTCTGAACCTTGATAAATCCCATTTAATGCTTGGAAATTTAATAAAAGTCCTGTCGCTTTTGGTGAAGCGATTGTAAACCAACCAATCCAGTTATTCTGGCTTCCGCGAAGCTTAATATTGCCGGTACTGGTTTTTTGATCTTCTAAGTCTGCTAACTTATTCCAATCGGAATTTACACCGCTAGGCGTTGCTAAAGTAAGCTGCTTATTCGCAGTATCAACACCAGTTACCACATACTCACCATCTAAAAAGATGTTTGCTGTGTTTGCAGTTAGATTTGCCGATATTGTGGAAGTTAACACCTCAGTTACTTTTGAAAAATTGGTGTTAGTTGCTACAGGATTTCTCAAATGGATTGTATAGATACTTGATGCATATGTGATTGAATCAATATCATACAAACCCGCTAAATCAAGCTGCTCATTTATCGGATCAGTGACAAGCAATGAAGTCACATTAATTTTTCGGTAATTCTGATAATCCAAGACATTTTGAGTTGATTCAATAGCAAACGTCTTGTTTACCGGGTCAACAGTAACTTGACCTGTTATGGATAAATCACCAACACCAAAGTTTGCACCGCTAATGATCAAAGCTTCATTAATATTGAATGAGTTAAAACGATCTGCTGTGCCCTGGACATTAGCCTTAATCATATTAGGATATTGGAAATATATATCTCCAGCTTCAACACGTGTGCTATTCGGTGGTAGTGCCGTTTGACCATTAATCGAATCGCACTGCCGGGCAATTACTGGAGGTTCGGTGAAAGTATCTCCCCATTTAAAGATTGTTTCAGTACCAACCAGACTTTGATTTAAGCCATAAGCCGACAAACTTGTTCCTGGTATTTCCTGAATAGGCGTATCGCCGGTCTTAAATTGAGATAGCTTTACGGGGTTTTCACAAACACTTAGTAAAAGCTCTTCAACTTCTACCCCATCTTTGAAATATCGATATGGAGGGGCAAATAAATCAGGAATCGCTTTAGGTGCACCAAGAATATAAGGCACACGTTGTTTAATGCGTTGACGGTTTTCAGGGTTCGATAAATTGTTATTACTTGAACCCGTCATTGAACCATTATTATTAGTTGGAGCTTTTGGCACTTTCACCAAAGCCGAAACAGCTTTCCCCAATAACTTTGATGCAATCCATGTCACAGTTGATGAAAGTTCACCAGGATAACGAACAATCGTACACTCATCATCCATTTCCATAAGCCGTGCAATTGATGCACGATTATCACGTGTTGGGGTTATATCATTTTCAGGGCATGGATTACCCTTATAGATTTTCGCCTGGGGATGCTTAGTTTTTTCTTGCAAAAATGTATAAAGAATATTTTCAGACTCAACTGTGATTTTCTCTTGTTGGTCTAAAGCATTCTTAATGATGTAAATTCGGCTCATAGTATCGAATCCGTTTAAACCAAATTTTGGCTTGCTCAACTGTGATGCGCTGAACTCCGCATTCACTTAAATGAAAAATCTTGCCTTGAAAAAAAAGCCCCACATGGGAGCTTTCATTCATATATGTCATTAGGACTATGCAGCCTTCTTTCGGACTATCAATCCGCTTGTTTTGATGAACCGTTTCTCTTGAAGTTTTAATTGCTTCACTTAACGGACTAGATAATCCAACAAAGCACGGTGAATAATCTTGTCCATAAATATATTTGGCTGCTTTAATAACAAAATGGACACAGTGAAATTTTTCAGGATCGTACTTACAGTAAAAAAGTTTGCTGATATTCATGCATAAAAACCTTCTAAACTTTCATCTGTACTAGCGGAATAGATTTCCCCATTTCCCGAATCATTTAAGCCAGGTGCTTGTGCTTCAAAACTAGAACCACGCCAGTCCCGTGTTACCGTCACAACTTCTAAGTCCTTTACGACATATGCAGGCACGTCATAACGACCAATAATATATGCACGGTAATTTAAAATAGGTGGTGTAATTTCATCATCCTGAAGGACCAGCTTTATTAAATCCGGTACGATGGTGCCCACATCACCGATAACGGCCGTAAGCTTTTGATCAAGATTATCCTCATCACCGCCTCTGTTAATCGTTAAAGGTACATAAACATATTCAAATGTTTGTCCGTCCTCATGTGTTAATAAAATTGGCTCACTTGAATTAACTACATAGCGCAAAATTTGCGGCCAATTCGGATGAGAAATTTCAACAGACTCAAGCCAACCAATTGGACCTGCTGACTGATCAAGTACAGCAAGCTGTTCAGGTGTAAGTTCAATCATTGATTTACTCCCAACGCATCTGGTAACCATTCATTTGGCACTTTTTCAATGTCATCAATTACTTCGGTTGAATCCACGCCTTGGCGTACATTAACGATACTTCGATATAAATCGGCGCTTCGTTTGATTGGCTTAACAACTACCTGAAAACTCATTTTTACCACTTGACCATTTCGATATGATTCTGAAGGCATAACGTCATAAGCAAAACGACATTCGCAATCCTCTCGAATCCCCTCATCTAAAGCCAAATTCCAAAGCCAGTCTTCAGGCTTCATTTGCTTCAAATACCAAAAGGCCCAAAAGTATTGTCGATCTTCATCATTTTCCAGATATACAGTCACACCAACACGATGAACAGCACCTACAAAAAAAGGGGACTGCCGTGGCGGTCCCCCTTCATTTTCCTGTTCTCTAATGTTGTTGCCTGGTGTAAAGCTATAACCCTCTTGCAGAGGCTCAAGCATAAATCTATCCATCACCCCTCCTATCGTCTACGTTCAACATTAAAGGCTTGCTGCACCATTTGCGATTCATGACTATTTGATTCACTGCCCAAACGTGTAAACGCTCCAGCAATTCGCTCATCAACGATATCAATGGTTAAACCATTTTCATCACGTCTAGTATTAACTCTTGCGCCTGCATAGTTATTAATATTGATATTAAAACCATTCATTTGACCGCCATTACTATTTAAGAATCGGGTTAAAGCACTATTTTGTTGATCATCAAGTACACGTTCACCTTTTTTAAGGAACCAAGTACCATCTTCAGGAACACTAGAGATACCATCATGAGCCATACCATCCAAAGTAACAGACTTAATTTGAGCAGCTTGAGCAAGCTGGATACCAACAGCTCCAGCAGCAAGTACTGGAGCAATATATGGTCCAATCATTGGAATAAGTGAAGCCGATGTATAAACGTTTGAATATGTTTGGGGAGCATTCATAATAGCCTGAGCTATTGCAAATGCCTTAGACATTGCAAACATTGCCTTATATGCTCCAGACTGCTCACCTATTAACGATCCCATGAGATCAGTCATACCACTTAGGGTGTCAGCAGCAGCTTGGGCACCTAAAGCTGCTTTATCCGTGTTAAATTGAGCCTCAGACGCCAACATCTTTTGTTGGTACTCTTCTTGGGTAATCAACTGCCATTCAAAGGCGTTTTTAATAGCCTCAGCCCGTCTATTTGCCGCATCCTCAGCAGAAGTATCAACACCAGTAGCACTTTGGTAGTCCATCCAAGCAGTATGTCTTGATGCTTCATTTTCCAAATCTTGAGTTCTGTACGATGATGCTATCAATGTACTTTGCTCTGCCGGATCAAGCGACTTATTTAGACGGATTTGCTCACGTTCAAATTCAAACTTTGCAGTTAAATTCTGCATTTCAGTTTGGAATGCAGCTTGAGCATCATTTAAGCGCTGAGCTGACTCAAGACGCATCCAAGCCATTGACTGGTCATGCTTTTCACGTGCTGCACGGTAAAAAGATGCTTTGTCTACATCAGTAATATCAGTTCTGGCCGCAATTTCCTTTTGGTCAATCTGATATTGGAAGTTAAGCTTTTCCTCTTCAGTTAATCGATGTTCTGATACTTCAAAAGCTAACTTTGATAGATATAAAGCTTTTTCAGTATCGTATCGATTTTTTGCAATGGTTAGGAATCTCTGCTGTTGTTCACCTTCAAAAGCCTTTTTAATATCATTTGCTTGCCGCTCATAATTGAGTTGCATTTGATATTCTTTATCACCATATTCATAAATTATTGAATCTTGGAGCCTTTTGCGTTCCTCAAGTTTTCGGTTTAATTCCTGTTGAGCCTGAGCAAGTTTTTTTGCAGATTCGGCAACCTTGTCTTGCTTATCCTTCCAGTCTTGTACACCTTGCGTTGCAGCAGCAGTACCTTTATTTGCTAATTCTTGAAGCTCAGCCAGTTTTTTAGTTGAACTAGAAACAGTATCATCAAAAATTTTTGCCGTTTTTTCAGAAAATTCCTTAATAACAGCATCATTATCACGGCCAGCCATGCTGACATAACTATTTTCCGCGCTAGCTGTTACACCTGTTGTAATAAATGTTTTTGCCCATTGAATACCAGGGAACTTATCTAAGAAACCACCATTTTGGGCAGCTTTACTTGTCAATTCATACGAATCAAGTGCTTGGCTAGTTACACCAGCAATAGAATTCGAAATTAAGTTAAGTGTAGCCCATACCCCCAAAGCAATAGCTGCAACACCACGTAATGAATCTGCAAGAACTTTGCCACCATCAGCCATTCCGCGGGCTTCTTTATCTCCAGTACTAAAGGCATCAGCAATATCAACTAGTGCAGGCATAACCGAAGCCATCAATCCATTTTTCATACCCTGCATTTGCATATCAAGCATTTTGGTCTGAACTTGGAGTTCACGAGCAGCCTTAATGGTTTTATCATTCAGGATAATGCCAGCATCTTCAGCAGCTTCACCCCAAAGTTTCATACCTTCAGCATTATTTTTAAGCAATGGTAGTAATAGTGTGGAATCTGAAGCCATACTTTCCATTAAGAATGACATTTGATCTTGAGATAAATTAGCCTCTTCCATTTTACTAACATATAAAGCCATAGCTTCTGGACCAGATAAACGGGCCATTGCTTTGGTAAGCTCTAATGCTTTCGAAGTACTACCTTCAGTTTTTAACGCAACTTGCTCAAGAAAATTGACATATTCACCACCACCAGTGGTTAAAAAATCCCCTAATTTTTCGTTAAAGTCTTTGGTTATATCTGCAAGTTTATCTTGTTGAATACCAAACATTTCAGCACCAACAGACATCATTTGAAATTCTTGTACGGTTGATTGTGCAAGAAAAGCATTGCGTTCTAACTCACCTATTACCTTAGCTTGTTCTTTGGAATAGTTATATAAAGAAGCCGCGCCTGCAACGGTTGCCGTCGCAACAATTCCAGCCATAGCTTTGGCACTAGATGAAATTTTTCCGAAAGATGTTTCTGAAGTCTTTTGGGCAGTCTTTATATTTTGTTCAAATTTGGCTGTATTAGCATCAAGCAGAATTTGAACACGGCTTAAAACATCAGACATATATTCACCCATAAAAAAACCCCGCTCAAAGCGGGGAATTTATTAAATTAAGATTTTGAATAACTACGAAAGAAAGCTTTTAAGTTATTTTGAATTTCTGATTTAGGCATAGGCTGTTTTTCTTTAAACATCATAAAATCATCAAGTTTAAATGGATGCCTTGGCACCATTGCATCTGTAATGGTACGGCCTAAACCAGCAAAAAGAATATCCTCTCTGAAAAGTCCAATCGGTTCAAGAACATTAAAAGCTTTCCAGTATCCAAACTCTTTATTGGACATCGTTCTTTCTAGCTCTTCAACAGTCCGGCCAAGCCTTAAAGCTAGTTGAAATTTAAATTTTAATTCTGGCCGGCTTCGGAGTTTTTTAACTCTTCTTCCCGTTTCGCCTCTTCCTGAGTTTTAATCCCATTTGCCTTACAAATCTTTGAGAATAAATCCTTCTCAACCATAGCAGGTAATTTTCGTAACTTTTCAGTTTCAAGTTCTTGTAATACCAGCTCACCAGAATCAGGATCACATACAGTATTTTTCATTAAAATTGGAAATGCTGTTTTTGGGTCATTTTTTTGTGCCTCTAACCATTCGTCACGTGTTTCAATCGTTAGTAAGCGCAAGCCAATCTTTCCAAGCTGCTCAACTTCAACAACTTCAAATCGTGGTTTTTCAGTGATTTCTAAAAATTTATTAATTAAAGACATTTATTTATCTCCAAATACAAATAATTAAGCCCGCATATAGCGGGCATTGTTAAGAATTAAAATTTAAGGTGTTACAGGTGGGACAACAACGACCACATCATTTTCTTTAACCACTACTTCACCAGAAATTTCTAGTTGAGTTTGTACACGGTTCTTTTTGTCAGCAGCACGAACAACCGTAAATTTGCTCATGGACGCACAAAATTCATAAGATGTTTTAGCTTCATCATTCAGTTCGATTTTCCACTCAAGACACTTGCCTTTATTGTAGTAATCACGAAGTTTTGCTTGCTGATCTGAACCACTGATCTGTAAGAACTCAAGCGCTAAAGCACCATTGTCAATTGCACCTGCCGTTGCTTTCTTTTTAAATTTTGAATCTACCGTTGTTACATCATCAACTGGACGAGTTGAATCAGGCATTGGCAAATCAGTGACTTCAGCAGTAACTTCCCAAGAGGTTGCACCCTCTTCACGGAACGAGATTGAGGCTCCTTGAGCATCAATTAAACCTTCAACACAACCAGCCATAAGTTAATCCTCTAATTGCAGGCGTTTTGCCATAAATAAAAATCGATTTCCTGTCCCCATACTTGGGTTTCTTCATCAAAACCGCCATCACGTTGTTCCGCGATTTCACAGTTTGAATATTTTTGTTGGTCCATAGCCCATTTCACTGCTTCAGCATCTTTTTCAGCTTGCAATTTTTCATGGTTATAGACGTTTATTTGAATCCTTACTCGGCCGTGACCTGTCCAGCCTTTAACCGTATTTAACGGTATGTTTGTAATCCCTTGATAGGTGATATAGGTTGCTGAATTATCAAATCCTTCTGGCAATGGATGCGGCCCAACTCTATCGTTAAAAGGCCCTTTAAGGACCTCATAAATAATCTCACTCACTAACATCGTTTAGGCCCTCAACTGGTCGGCGCTTAACAATTGCTTCGATATATTTTCTATATCTGAATTTGAAACGCTCTAAAGCAATTACTTTTCCTGCGTCAAAAGTCCTTCTAAATATCGAATTTGCGGGCATTGTGGGCGTACCATATTCGATAAATCGCCAATAAAAAGGATAATATTTGCGATCAAATAAAGCCTTAGTAGTACCCACATAAACAGCCGCACCAACAGACTTATTCAATTCCACACTTTTACGTTTAATTGCAGCTCTCAATTTACCGGGTATCATTAATTGACGGCTAGGCTTTGCATTACCACGCTTACGCTGTCTGTAAGAACCACGGTAATAACGGTAATACGCCTTTTCAGCAACAGGTGCCCGACTCTTTGCTTCATCAAGCATGGGTTTTACCGCATACATTGCAGCAGCTTTTGTTTTTTTCTTTTCAGTAGCTAGATCGACCAAATTTGACATTTGTTTTTGCATGTCATCTAGACCAACCATTTTATGTGTTATGTCCATATCACAATTTCCCTAAGCTACACATCAATGCCTTTTTACTTGGGGTAATTGGGAGTACACCATTAATTGCATAGATGTCATTTGTATCAACATCACGTAATAGAAATTCAGCCTTAATACCAGGGAAATCATCTGGCCGCATAACCACACGACAAACTAAAGCTGAACCTTGAACACCCGATTGCACGAAATTAGCTGCACTGATTGGTTCAATATCTCCATAAAATTGGCCGATGCTCGACCATATTTGTTTGACTTCCCCAGCGCTGTTTTTTTCAGTACCACGTTTTAAGACATCGAACAAAACATCTAATTTTCCGCTTTGCATGAATCACCTCCTTGAACCAACCAAGCTTGAAAGGCAACTTCCATTGCAAAAATCTGATATTCACCATTGTCACGAATAAAAAGGCGTTCACCATGTATATAAATCAGCTTTGTATAAAACGGCTGAGCTTTAATCCAAGCTTCAAATTTTTCATGCATGGTTAAATCTCAACGGCAATTTATTGGTGGTCTTACATATTCGGGTGATTCATCGCTTATTTTGATCTGAATAGGACGTTCAAAAACCACCAAAGCTTGATACGGCCATGTGTCCCCCTCAACAATAAATGTTGAAAGACTTTGAATCTCTACAGACTCTTGCCGCTGGAATTTTGAAATACTTTCAGCTAAGAATTTCGGTTGAGTACTTGCGAATCTTTTAATAAAAGTTCTAGACATCATTTAACCCCTTTTTTTACATAAGGACCCATCAAGCGTTCACAAGCAATATTGATAAAGAGTGCTGCATCTGTCTGAGCAGCCCGGTTTTGATACATGTCACCAATGATCAACAAAGCCGCAAAAATCAAATCTTCAGGCAGAACGTCCGAAGGAACTCCCCACTTCAGTTGAACTTCAGCAAAATCTCTATCTATGTAGTTTCTTACTGCTTTCAAAGCCGCTTTGATCAGTAACTCAATGTATGAATCATCACGCGCATGCAAAACACGTAAATGAGATTTCGCTAAATCAAGCGTTATGTAGTCACTCATAAAAACGTCCTAAAAATGAAGAAAAATGCAGATTTCTGAATAAAAAATCCAAAAATCTGCATAAAACATAAAAAAAGCAGCTAAAAAGCTGCTTTTATTGAAAATTAACCGCCAGCAGGTGGTTCTGCTACTACTTCAGGCAAAGTGCCAGATACACAAGCATCAGGAATTACTACTGCACCAGAGCCATCAACTTCGGCCAATACAGTTACTAAGTTCTTAGTTACGTTATTACTATCTTCTGTTGAGACGATAATATCAACGTTTTCATCAAGGTAACCTTCAAAGGCATAATTTAAAGGACCCGTCCAATATTTAGTAACTGGCATAGTCGCACTAAATACAACAGGAACACCCCATAATACTGGCTGGACAACAGCACCAGGTGAACCAAAAATATAATGCCCATCACCACCTTTGATACGTTCAATTTTACCCCAATCTTCAGGGTTTAAAATTGTACAATCAGGCTGGATAAATGTAGCAGCAGCTTTATATTTCGCTTTATTTAGTACATCAATTGCAGTGTCATCAGTAGCAGTGGTTACTGTTACAAAATTACCGTCTTCTAATAACCCGCTAAAGATTTTTTGTTGTCCTGAAGCAGGTGTATGGCCATTTACAACATAGTATTCAAGTTTTAAACGGACACCATACGCCATACGTGATTCAATATACATTGCAAGCATATTCATATTTTTTAATGCTTGCTTTGATACACGAATGAAGTGAGCAATAGTCCCTACACTTAATTCAAGCATACCTAACTTCAATTCAGATTCAGGTTTGTCTTGAGCTTCAGGAATAATATCAGCCAAAATATTAAAACTAGACTCACGAAGGTAATAAGCTTTCTCGCCTTCAACTGGCAACCAGTTAATTAAATCAATAATATTTAAAGGGCGATAAACAGCAGTACGGCTTGTAATGTCCTTAGCAGCATTCGCATTTGCAGTTTTGTTTTCAATACCTGCAAGAGTGATAATATTACGCGTTTTAATACCTTCAAACGTTACAGATTCAGAAACTTGCTTAGAACGCTTAAACATGATTTCTGCTTGGTCCACTGATTCTTTATTTCGAATTAGGATTGCAGCAATATCATGCTGTTCATCATGTGGTAGTGAACGTGCTTCATTCACTAAATCTGTTTTAATTTGTTCAATATCTGCCGCTAATTTCTGAATTTCAGTTGATCGCGCCTCTAATTCTTGACGAACATTCTCAGGCAGATTGGCAAACTGTTGCTGGCGAGCAGCAATCAACTGATCCAACTGTGTTAAACGTTGTTGGAAATCCCCAGCAAGTTCATCTAATGAGCGCGGTGCAGGATTACCATTCCCCGTAGTATTTCGGGTAGAAAGATCACCATAAACACTTAGAGATTGAGCAACAGGTGTTTGTTGATAAGCAGTCATATATTTTTCCTTTAATAAAAGAAAACCGCCTTTCGGCGGTCATGTATGTTTGATAAAAAATTTAAACCTTATCTAAAAAGGCAAATGGGTCATGAGGTTTTGATTTCACCTGCCCAAACTCTTGAGCACGCTTAATTAAATTTGTGGCTGCAATGTCATCAATGTTGAACTTTCGCTCTAGGTAAAGTTTCATGTCCTGTTCTGTTTGAATATTACGAATATCCGCATCAGTTACTCGTGCATTACGATCACTAGGTTCATCACAAATACTGATTTCATAAAGGCTTACACGCTTAATACGTATATAAGACCCCATATCTTCTATATCCATCGGATCTGGATTAAAGAAGGCAATCGATAAACCATCTATCGTGCCATCTTCAAGCATTGCACGAACATTATTAGCAAGGCTTAAACCAAGTGTGAGGCGGCCAGATACCTTAAAACCTATGTCATCCTCTTCTAGTTCAAGCCACTTACCAATCCGCATTGCATACTCTGGACTAATCCAGTCATGACGGTGGCCGTGGTTGTAATACATGTGGCAACGCATGGTTCCAGCTTTCACGGCATTAATAAAATCTGCAAAGGCACCTTTAACAAATTGTTCGCCATGTGAATTCACACTGTCCCAACGGACAGCGTAGCCTTCAAATATGAATGCTGAATTTTTATCTTGATTTTCATCAAAGCGTAATTTCACATCTGAGAATGGCAAAAGCCGGATTTGAACATCCGGCTTTTGCACTTGTGAGTTACGTAGTTTGAGCATGCTAAGATTCATTTTTTTGCCCCCCTCCAGCTACAGCGCGATCAAGGGTAATAAGGTTCGCAGCTATCATTAAATTATCTCCACCCTCAACAGGACTAAACCCTTCTTCTTTGCGGACCTCATTAATCGTGGCTTGTCCGCTTTCGATTCTCGATTTGTTATTACTAATTCGAGCAGTAATTGATGCACGTAATAAGTCTTTAATCTTGAATTCAAATTCGTATTTGTCCCAATCAACACGGTCAAGCAGATTAAGTCGAACTGACTCTTCAATACGCTCAAAATAAGGGCGCAAACCAAATCGATAAAAAGCTTCCACGATTTGTTCGATACCACTACCCCAGGCTGTTGAACCAGAAGTGTCATTCACAAGTACACTTGGCACACCATAGAAACGACAAATTTCTTCAACAGTAAATTTTCTGGTTTCTAAAAGTTCAATATCTTCTGGAGTTAAGCTAAATCTTTCAAATTTCAATCCACCTTCAAGAACCGGTAAAAACCAATCATCACCAGAAACTAGCTCTTCCATTTCTTCACGTAATGATTGACGTTGTTCTTTTTTCAGTGATTTATCTGTTGAAAGCGCACCTGAAGGTTTAGCGCCATTTTCCATAATTCGACCGACTTTATCGTCGGTTGCAAGACCAATTCCTATTGACCTGGCTGCGTATGCCAAAGGCGACATTCCAACCAAACCAGTACCAAATAATTTGACGTGCCAAATTTCATTATTTGTCAGGATTTCCTTTTTTCCATCAGAATAGGTGATGTGATACTCTTTTTTCCCTTTATTGTTCAATTTTGGGTCTACAGAAGCATTATTTATCACAACAAGTTGGTTAAGCTCTTTGTGGTAATAATGTTTGCGCACATACACATTTCCACTGATTAAATTCAGCATAAATGTTTCTTTAAATTCGACATTAGTTTGCTCGTCATTTGGTTTATTACGCCAAAGACTAGCCAACTTATGATCAAATATTTGTTTGCGGTTCCGATCTTGATCAAACATGAACATTTCAAGGGGTAAACTTGCTACTGTTTCAGCTAAAACCTTATGACATGCAAACACTACTGATAGTGTCATTGCACGGTCCCAAGTCGCTGTACTAGCAATCCGACTTTTTGAGCGGGGAAAATCAATTAATGTTCCTCGCCCGGGATTTGCTGGACCAGTACTTCGAGTATTACTCTCCTTTGCATCATCCACGGCCCGATTGATTTTGTCCTTTTCAAGACACTCAAACAGCCGACTTTTTGCAATTTTTGCTGTCATCGTCGCCCCACTACCATATTTTGTATATAGTCATCAAAGTCAAAATCATCAGAGTTATCACCAGGAATCAGATCAAAAACTTCCTCATTATCCCAATGCCTTGCACGTGCCGCGGCATTAATGACCCCAACCATTGCATCAATCTTTTTGCCTGCTGCTCCCTTGCGAGGGAAAATATTGTCTTTAGCATCTGGTTTAACCAAGACATTTAAAGCACACCATTTAAAAAGGGGGTCCCCGTTATGATGAAAACGTCCTTCAGCAAGTAAAACTTCAATCCAACGCATTGCCGGATTCAAATATTCCGTAGTTTGAGGAATCTCAACAACTGAAATACCTTCATCTAACAAATTCGCTGTCAGTTGTTCCGCGTGATAACGGTCATGACCTATTTCATAAAATGGATTTTTTACATGGGCGTCTTCGATATCTCTCTGAATTCGCTTGAAGTCTGTAGATTCACCTGGAGTTACTTTTAAAAACCCTTGTTCTCGCCAAACAGGGTATTCATCGGGACGCTTTTCACCATTAATTGCAGTTTTGGTTTCCATCACCCGTTCATTAATGTAAGAGTGAACAAATGCATACCAATGGATTTTTCCATCTGTTTCCATTCGCGGGATCAATTCAGCCCAACAAGCTAAATCCAGTCGACTAGCTAAGTCATATCCGCCAAAGCGAATTTGACCATTTAAATCTTCATATTTAACTTCTGAGTAGCATTTTTCCCAGATTGAAGGAGCAATCCAGCCATCAACAGCACCAACCCACTCGTTTAAGTGCTTTTGACGGGTAATACCTTCTTGTTTTGGACTTACTTTGACTTTTTCAAAGACTGAAAACAGGTATTTTTCATTAACCGAAACCCCATAATTTGGATTAGCTTTAGGCCAAACTTTTGGGTCTTGCCAATCATCACCGCGATCTAAGCAAAAGACCATTCCGAAATATTGTTCGTGGGTGGCCTTCCCTTTCAGGACATCAACAACAATTTGCCTTTCTTGATAACATTTACTTGTCGTATCATCACCAGCAGTTGTAATTGCTAAAATCAAAGGCTCTTCACGTGCTGCCGTACCATTTGCAACAATGTCATACATGTCAGCAGTTTTATGAGCATGTAATTCATCAATAATTGCTGCATGAACGTTTAAACCGTCTTTTGTTCCGCCCCGATCTTGTGATAGCGCTTTAAGAAAGCTGTTTGTTTCGGTCTGAAAGACTGAATATTGTGAATATTCAATGCCGAATTTCGAACACATGCGTGGGGAAAATTCCACCATTTTTTTCGCATCTTCAAATACGATTTTTGCCTGGTCTCTCGATGTCGCTGCTGTATAAACTTCAGCACCCATTTCACCGTCAAGAAATGCCAGGTATAAGGCAACGGCAGCCAGCCAAGTTGATTTACCATTTTTCTTAGCTACCTCAATATAGACATACAAAAAACGACGTTTGTTGTCAGAATCAATCCAGCCGAAAATATTTACCATAGCGAAGATTTGCCACGGCTCTAATATCAATCGGTGTCTAGTTCCATCAGGTTTTATTTTTGCCAGTTTCCCTTTTACGTGTGGGCAGGCTTCAACAAATTTGCAGGCATGGTCTACACGCCCAAGATTTAATTCATAATCAAAATCAACATCTGGACTAGGTTTAAATTTCAGTTGATTTAATAATTCTTGTGTTTCGTCATCGACTGACTCAACGTTAAAATTTGATCTTTTTAAATCGTTTAAAAATCTTTTTATGGCAAGTTTTTCAAGTTGCCCAGATACACGCACTCCAGAGCGAACATCAAGGCAATACTGGAGCGCGATTTTAAAATAATCACGCATAAATTTTCCTAACTTGTACGGATGTTCATATCAGCAAATTCATCATCTTCAGTGGCCGCTGCCGCACCCAATAAATCAAGCTGCTGTTGTTTATTCACTTTGACACTTGAACGAGCCGCTGGAGTTAAACCAAATTCACGGGCAGTTTTAATAATTAATTCCTGCAATTTATTTCGGATTTGCAGCCATGCCGACTGGACTTCAAATTTGTTTGGAGTCGTCGCAACCCAAGAATTAATATCCTGCAATTTTTCTTGAACTTCTTCATACGCTGCCATGTTGTCACAGTGGAGTAAAAACACATCACCATCAACAACACTAAGCAAACCCGCTTGAACCAATTTCGGACCTAATGTGTCCCAATGTTTTCGGGCTTTTTTATTTAGCCATGCTGGGCATGGTGGCATTCCAAGATCGACAGCAGCATTCGCAACTTGTGCATCTTCATCACGATCTTCTCGAACGCGGCCACCACTTAAAACTTTTTCTTGTAAAGACTTTCTAGGTCTTCCCATGTTTGACATAAGGACCTCCAAAAATTTAAAACTGATTAAATATTAGAGGTATACCCCCCTATGGACTTTTGACCACACAAAAATTTGATGGGGGGGCGGTCTTTTCTGAGAGGGCCTTTTTGACTTTTGACCCCCTATCCCCTAAAACCCAAGTTTGATAAGGATTTTTATAAAAATAATTCCAAATCCAAAACCGATAAAAGCGCCCCAATAAAAACCTATGGTCCAACGATCTGAACAGCTTGTCTCATCTGGATATAGATTTTGAATCGGTGGCCTTGCAACATCTGGTGGAACTGGACGTTTAGGAATGAAATCATTTCCTATTACTTCTGTTGGCTCAGGTGGTCGAGGCGGTTTAGGAATCTCATTCATAAATCACACCGTGAATCACTCGGCAACCAGCATCAACTTCATCAAGTCGAGCACCGCGTAACCGTTCTTGTATTTCAGATCGTGGATGATCTTCACCATTCCATAAGACTTTGAGACATGAGCCAGCTTCAACAACAACACCAAGTTCATCGAACCCTTTCAAGTCATCACGATATACAACCGGATCACCAAGCAATATAACTTCTCGTTCGCAACTCATGCAGTCACCGCCTTGAAGTGTGAGTGATGCAGCTTATGAACAAAGCCATCGGCATCATGCACTTCAATCTTTTTATCTTCGATTGATTTGATTTCAAAACTATCAGTCCAACCACAGGACAAAGTGTCAATTGCATAAGCCGTTGCAGCTTGTACCATCTCACCAACTTTAAAAACATAACAATCAACTGGCTTTTGCGTAACTGGTGGTTGATATGACCAGCCGCCTTTGTCTTCGGTTGCTGTCTTGCGGTCATGGCATGACTTGCAAAGCGGTTGCCAATTGTTCTTATCCCAGAACAACACCTGGTCGCCTTTGTGCGGGATGATATGGTCAACAACCGTTGCGGCTTCAACAAGTCCGCGCTTGCGATGGTCCGCACATAACGGGTTCTCATCTAAGAATTTTGTTCTTTCTTTTTCCCAACGGGCATCATAGCCGCGCTGGTGTGCTGTGCCCCGCTCCCGATCTTTTTGTTTGATTCGGTTTTGATGCTGGTCACAGTAACCTTTGTTCGATGCGAAATCTTTACAACTGCCCACAAGACATGGGCGCTTAGCTCTTTGTGGTGGACGATTGGACATGATCAATCTCTTCAAATTGAATGCAACGCTCTAAAAGTTTTGTCATCAATTTTGAAGTCAGTTTTCGTTTTCCGATCTTTTTCTCAATCAAATAGAGAGCATAGACGGAATAACAAACCCACGGTTTCATTTCAATCGATACCTTACCAATGACCATAACCGACTCCAAAAAAGAAGCCCGCATGTCAAAGGGAGTCATGCGGGCTTTGAAAGAGAGCTTTTCAGCTCTGAAGGAAACTACAGCGTTTAATACAGTTTTCCATTGTGAAGAAATCTAACTTAACTTTGCTTTTGTGTCAATACCGAAGTTTACTTAGAGCAATAAACCTGCTTAATAATCTTTTCTTCACCTAACTCACATGTGTGTTTTAGATCAGCTAAAACATTATCAATGTGGCGTTTCATGTGGTTGCGTACAGTTGTATCACTGAATCCAGAAATAATTTCCCGGTTACGTTCAGTAGGTTTGTAATCAGCAGATACTAAACAGAACTCAACCAAAGCAACGCGAACGATTGGCAAGTGATAGATCATGTTCACACCTGCTTGAATAAATTTATCTTGATACTTTGTAAGCAATAACTTGCTAAATAACTCCACATTCTCAATGTTGTTTGCGCCCAAGTATTTCAAGCGGAATAAGTTATCCTGCAAAGGAGTTAATTTTGCATAACTCATAGCAATGCATACGTCCGCAGCAGTCAAAGCACCGTGGTTACCTGAAGGGATTGCATCATAATTGGTTGTTTTGGGATTTAATAAACGTAAATATTTTTCCATTTTTTTAATCCTCAAAATTCCATGTGAATGATGTGAATGGTTGTGTGAATGATTTTGACCAATGGTTCACATAGAAACATAAGTAAAAACAATAAATTGTATTACATGTGAATGATGTGAATGATTTATGTGTGTTTTCTCGCGTGAGAGTGATTTCACTTGTGTTTAAATTATGAACAATATTTGATTTAAATTGATTTAAATTAAGCAATAGGTGTTTTTTTCTCTCACGTGCGCGCGCAAGAAAATGGTTCACATCATTCACATGGTTGTTGTATGCGTTGCTAGGTAAGGCTTTGAGCGTGTGAATGATTTGCTTAAATGGTTCACATGACCATTCACATCGTTCACATGGGAAGCTCTTATTGTACGTATTTTGCTTCAGGAACATCATTCACCCCATCTAAGCTATCTTGAAATTGTTCGATTTGCAACCCCAGCCAAAGCTGCTCTTGTTCATCTTTGGGTTTTTCTCCAATGATAATGACTTTATTTTGTCCAGAATTCCGCTTACCTTTCCAATGCTTGGCCTTATCACTTGGTACAATGCCATGCTTCTTACCCTCAATAATGAATCTTTTCATACTGATTTGATGCTCTCCAGTTGTTCTGGACCATTGACCAAACGCTTTATAAAGCTGCTCTGATTTACAGGAGACATAAGGGAATTTTGTGTCACCGTTTTTCCATTCATGATAAAACGTGTCAAAGCCTGCACGCGAATAATCAATCATCGTCCTTTTAGCTATGGTCATTGGCGGCTTAACGTGTTCATGAAAGTCAGTTAAATCAAGCCCCATCAAATAAGTGTAAAAAGCTTGTACACCGTTAGTCTTTAACTCTTGCATAACCCTTTCGTGCAAAGGTCCATCCAAGTCTTTACAAGGGTTAAGCACTAAGAACCGACGGTCCTTTTCTTCGATTGGTAGTGGTTGAGTATTGTTTGATAAAAATACAGTATTCAGGTGGTTATTCATTTCCCATCCTGATACGAATTTCTTACTTACATAGAGCGTTTCACCAGTGATGAGATGCTTAATCATCCCCATAACGTTATGTTTTTTCTTGTTATCTACAATCTCTTCAAACACACCGAAAAGTTTGTTTTCAATCCATTCGTTATATTGGTTATCAAGTTGAGCTTGCCCAACTGTTGTATGGTATTCACCATAAATCTTTTTCATGATTGAAACGAACATTAAAGATTTACCAGATCCATGAATATGACCATGCATCAGCACACATGTAGCCATTTTCGCGCCAATGTTTTGAAGAGGAAACGCTAGCCATTTCAATAAAAAAAGAACTGCTTCCTTCTCCCCATCGCAAAGATCATTAATCAAGGTCATGATGCCCTTACAATCTTCATAGACTTCTGCACGAGTCAATTGTTCACCATGCTGATCACGCATTACATCAATGTTCAATCCACGATAAATATTGATGTAATTCTCATCATGATCATGTTCTTGCTTGGGGTCAAAAATAAGGTTTTGACGAGGAATGATTTTTCTAGCTGGAGACTTAAACCACAAGTCAAAAATATTAGGGTAAGCAATTCGTATATGTTTAATAAGCCAAGTCCTACGCTCAACTAAATTCCAAGCTTCCTCTGAGTTTGCCAGGACAACGAAATTATCTAATAATTCCTGAATAGTTAAATTAGTAGCCACATTAACATTGTGTTCAAACTCAGATTTTAGAATAACTTTTTTATGGTCTAACCATAGCTTGTACTGCTTTTGACCCAACAAAGCAGTAAAAGCATTTTTCTTTATTACGACTTTGTCAAAGTTATCCCAAACATCTGTTTTTGCTTCAATTAAGTAATAACGATCAATGAATTTTTGAATAGATTCAGGTACAGCATCATTTTCTATCGAAATGTCGCCCCCTTGCCCCGATTCACCAGCCACTAGATTTTCCTCAACCATTGGAGCATGAGAATTTTTCTCAATTTCCCCCTCACTATGGATGGGCTTGTTAGTTTTAGGGGGTTCGGGGGAAAAAGGAATAGACGTATTAATAGCCTGGACGATCTGAGCCTTTACCTCTTCCAACCCAAACATCAAATGCAGGTCATTGAAGTCCGATGGGATGAAAGTTGCTTGTGGCTGTCCTGCTTGTTGGTTTTGGTTCACTTATGCCACCTTATTAAATTTAGGGAGTACTACGATGCCGCCAGTGACAGCCACAGCTTGTTGAGCGTATTTCATGCCTGTATCATCTTTTGCACTATCATCATCAGCACAATAAACAAGTGTTGCTTGCGGGTATTTTTCTCTTAAAGCTGCACCGACTTTTGGAATGTTGTTAGCTACAAAAGCCAAAGCCACGGGATAGCCAGTTGCTAAGTGAATACTTGCACCAGTTGCGTACCCTTCAGCTATGCAAATAATGATTGGGTCAACAAGCTCGATGGTTCCGAGAAGGAAAAAACAGCCGCCAGTACGTCCACCTTTTTTGTTTCCATTTGGGTCCTCTTCATCAGAAACAAAAAACTTTCCACCATCTGGATATATAGTTTGCATATTCCACATGAAGCCTTCAGTGTCATAAGCAGGGATTAGTACATTCCCTTTATGATCAATCTTTACGCCAGGTAAAACGGGTACTTGCTTTCGTTCAAGATATGGGCTTGTTTCACCAGGATAAGGATTGCGGTATAAACCTGCCGCTTGTCTAGCTACTTGTTGCTGTTTTTTAAGCTTCATCTCCTGGTTAATGCGATCACGTATTTTTTTCTCTTCTTCCCACTGTTTACGCATTTGAGGTGTAATTGTACTAGTTGCATCTAAACCAACAATTGAAGCAACCTCTTCAATGATTTGAGAAAACGGTAAACCTGTAACTTTACCAATTAAATCAAACCCATCTCTGTTTTTGCTTTCTGTACAAACATTACAAAGCCAATCACCATTTTCATATTTATCATCAAATCGAAAACGATCTTCACCACCACAGTACGGACAAGGTCCATGAGTATCTTTTTTAGGAACAGTAATATTAAAACGTGCAAAAATATCTTCCCATTGACCACGGGCAGCATGTTTTACATCGGGTAGTTCAAACCCTTTCTTTTTTCTAGGCATGATCACCTCTATGTTGTTCCTCAGCCATAGCCAAAATAGTTGAAACAACTCGAATGAGTTCAAAAGCATCTTTACGAATTACCGCTAATTCATCTTCACTAATGCATCCATCGCCAATTGCTTTAGCTACGGATTGAGATAAATCACCCTGCTCTTGTGCCAATTTGCCTATTTTCATAACAAAATCAGCGGTATTTAAATTTTCAGTTTTCGGCAACTCAAACCAAGCCGCATTTCCATGAATTGCACAAACACTATCCATAATCCGGCTATCTTTTGTTTCATCTAAAATAGCTTCGAAATGATAAATATTTGCCTTATGGGTAGGAGTCGTTGGATTGATAGAGCTACGGAACGTATTGATATTCCATCCATTCTTTTCGGCAATTTGTGCCATTAGGTATTCATCACCTGGACGATAAACAGCAGCTTTCAAAGCTTGCTCTAATGACATAACCGTTTTTTCACGACGTTCGATTAAAGATAAAACCATGTTAAAAATCTCCGATTTCATTCATTTTTTTAATTATTTACATGCACTAAATTCTGCTTGCTCTTTTGTAGGCGTTTAGGAACTCGGCCAGCCGCTAATTCTCTGATTTCATATTCACGATAATCTGGGATGTCTTCCTCATCACCCCATTGAGCAATTGCAGAAGTGGTAAGCTCGAGTTTTTCCGCAAGTTGATAAAGTTTTTTGCAGTTAAGTAACTCTAGTGCTTCTGTACGGGTCATGCTGTCACCAATAAAATCTAAGTAAACTTAGAATTTATTAGACACAAGTTAACTTTGATAGTCAATAGCTAAGATAACTTAGATAATCATTGTAGGATTTAAAAATGGAAACCATTGGCTTTCGTATACAAAAACTTAGAAAAGAAAAAAAACTATCCAAAGTTAAACTTGGTGATTTAGTTGGAGTATCAGACGTAACTATCGGCTTTTGGGAAAAAGATGTTAATGAGCCTAAATATGAAAATTTAGAGTCTTTGTGTCAGGTCCTTGATACTACAATTGATTATTTAAAATATGGTGCTAATAATAATGAACAATCAGTTAAAGACTTTAGACCAATTACAAGGATGTTGCCTGTGCTCGATTACGTTCAAGCTGGAAACTGGACCAATGTAAGATCAATTCAACCACATGAAATTGAACTATGGTTACCTGCCCCTCCTGAAGCAGGAAGAAACAGTTTTTATATGATTGTTCAGGGCACAAGCAACACTCCACACTTCAAAGACGGGGATTTAATTTGTATTGATCCTGATATTCCACTTGAATACGTTCAAACCGGAGAAATGATTGTTGCTATGTGTGACGATGAAGCAACGTTTAAGGCCCTAGTAAGAGAGAATAAAAACATGTACTTACAAGCATTAAATGAAAATTTTCATCCAAATATAATACCGCTTAAAGAAAATTGTGTTTATAAAGGCAAATATGTAGGTAAGTTTGAGCCTCCTAAAAAATTCTTATAATTCAATAATAAGAAAAATAATCTAAGTAAACTTAGAAATATTGATTGACTAAAAATCTAAGCTAGATTAGTTTTATTACATCTAATCTAACTTAGGATTTGGTCATGAAAAAACATAACCCTTCTAAAACCCAGTTCGACATCATTGTTGATGCTCGACTATTCGCCTCTGATTTTGCCCAGCCAAAGCGTGATTTTGATTTCTACCGTGAAAGATCGATTGATCAAATCAAATGCGCTATTTCCAACATTTCAAAAGCCTCTAATGGGAACGAACTCGTTATTGCGATTGCCCAGGCTAATGCCTTCATTGATTCAGCTTACAACCTTGAATTTATTAATCTTGTTGAAAAGGTTAAATGGACTGAAGAACTAAGTTCTGCTTTTCACGGTTCGGTTTTGGAGGCTTGATCAATGGAAATTCAACAATTAAAAGCCGCTGAAGTTGTTCGCAATCAATACGGTTTCTGGAACCATCCTGAATGGGCAAATTACTTCAAAACTAACTTTAATCAGAATGAACATCTTTCCGATGAAGAAATTACACGTGTACATATTCATTTCAATGTAACGACTGACCGTGTTTATTTTGAAACAGATGCACCTGAAGAATTAACTAAACGATATTTCGATAATGGTGACCAATCAGCAATTATCGAATGGAACCCATCTAAACCAGATCATGACCGTGATTGGTTTCTAGTATCTATTTTTGAAAATAGTAATGGTGATGTCGTTGCTTTATGGGCAAAACAATACAACACCCTCTTATCAATTGAACGTCCACTTTTTGAGAAAAATTTTGTTGAAAACTGTGGTGATCTTCGCTTTTTAAAATGGGAAGAATGCTCGGACGGTAACGGTTCATATCAAACTGATTGGGATGCATTCGGCCATAACAATGAATCTGAAGATGATGAAGCGATCATGGAACATGCTGAACATGTTACCTCTTGCCTCATGTCATGGCTTGAATGTGCCAAGTTAAAAAATAAAGAAATTGACGCTCTCAAAGCCGAGTTAGCAAAGGCTAAGGAGGCTTCAATATGAATTGGTTCGATGCGGTTTTAAAAGTACGCCAGGTAATTACCGATAAGCATGGAGTAGAACGCCCTGCTGAAACCATTAACGGCACATTAGATTGCCCGATCTGCAATGAAGGTGAAGTGATTTATTCAATCAGCTCACATAACGGTCATATCTCTGGTCAATGTGACACAGCAAATTGCGTCAACTGGATGGAATGAAATGGAAAAGTTACTTGGTTTTTCAATTCTTGGCCTGTTAATGGCGGGCTATCTCTTAGTTAGTTGCCTGGAGAGATTCTAATGCATATTTGCCCATTACATTCGTATTTTAAGCAAAGCCTTAATGATCAAGTTGAAGCTTGGTTAGCACAAGGCAATGAAATCAAAAAACTGGCTCATGGTGAAAGTGGTCATGCCTGGTATTTCAACAATCAGCCAATCAGTGCTCAATCAACTTTGCGTGAAATGATGACCAAGTCTATTAAAAACCATAAGGCTAAAAAGTCAGAAAAGAAAAGTAGTAAACGAGCTACTAGAGCGCAGATAAATGAATTGATCAAATGGCTTGATCAAAGCACAGGCCGCGGCACTCTCTTAACTCAAAAGTTAGAATGTTCCCCTTCATTTATTTCACAAATTAAAAACTTCACTCGTCCTTGTTCTGCCGAGAACTATAAAAAGATCAAGGAAGCAATTTTGGAAATTGAACAGGATGAAAAAAAATGAAAAACATTGATTTAGCTATTGAGGACTTTGTTAGTAAAACCCTCAATCTTGAAGGTTTAACACTTAAAGGATTTGAAAAATTAGCAATCTCAAATGGTTTTTATTTCAAGCAGCAAGGCGGTGATGAAAATCACGGGACTTATGCAATTTTTAAAACTTACAACGCTCATTCAGCAGCGATTACCAAATGTCATTGCGGTCATATCCACCGATTAGAAGACATGTGCATTAAATGCCATCCAGTAAATGAGAACTTAAAAACCCTCAATATTAAATTTCCAACGACGTGTTCGCTCTGCGAGTTTTCGGAATACATGGAAATACAAGTTGAGCCTCAAAACACAGGCTATTTATGGTCAGGCAAAGTTAAATGCCCCAACTGCTCTAATACTGGTGATTTGCTTTATTCAGATGGCAATGCATTCATCAACTGGGCAATCGATTTACCTTTTTAAAGGAGCTAGAGCATGAAATATAAAGCTTTATCTGAAGCTGAAGTTTTGGCAGTCCTAGCTGAGGGCGAATTAGATGCAAGCGATTTGCTTTACACAGCCAATCCAAACTTTGAAAAACGTTTTAAACGCTTAAACACAGCACTTGCCAAACTCCTTGATGAAGTACGCGAGTATTTCCCAAATGCCGAATATTACTGTCCAAGTGATGCCATGGTATTACTACTTGGAAGTTCGCATGCTGATAAAGATGGTCAACCACATCAACAAGAATTGGTTGCAGCTAATAGCGACGCACTTAGTGGGAGAATAAGTGGAGGTGACTGGTAATGGCTACATATATCGAAAAATTACAGGACCCTAAAACCGTTCAAAAGCTGGAGTCGTTACTAGGTGGGCACATCATGAGTGTGTACAGAAATGCAGGCTTTAACCCACCTGTACCTGTTTCACATGGTGGACGTTTCATCTATGCCGATCCAGCACCAGAAAAGTACGCACGTCATTTACGTGAAGGCATGAAACTGTTTGCTCAAGCGTTGGATGAATTGGCAGAAAAAGATGGAGGGAATAATGCCTGAATTTATCGTAACGATTGAAGCAGATTCAGCCCCTCAAATTGTTCTCGGTCAAATGCTTTTAGGCGGTACAGTTACCGCCCTAAAGCTAGAAAAACGTAAACTTGTATCAGTGGCAGAGCTTGTTGCTAAATATGGCCTTTCAGATGAAACCATACGCACTAAATGCATTTCAATTAACCAAGGCACTAACGGCAAACACATGTATGATCCCGACGCGGCCGATGCAATTCTAAAAAATCAAAAGGTCCGACGTGGACCAAAAAGAAAAAACTAATTTTATGCCCGCTTTATGCGGGCTTAGTTTTATCCGTTAAATGCTTCAATCAGATCGGTTGCATCAGGGTTATAGTAAGTATTAACCAATACATCAATTTTCTTATGGCCAGTAATTTTGGCTAACACCTCAACAGGTAGCTTTCTGACTCTAACCATACGAGTAATAGCTTCATGACGAGTATCATGGAAATGAAGATTATTAAGGCCAATACTCGCTTTTCTTTTTTCCCACATTAATCGAAATGCATTTTCAGACTGAGGGATAATATTGCGCCCAGTATGCTGAATTAATTTTAATAACTCTTTTGCCTCTTCAGATAGCGGTACGTTTCTTGAATCTCCATTCTTAGTTTTTGGTAGGTGAACATAGCCGTCATAAATATCTTTCTTTTCCATTGCCAACAATTCACCACGACGCAAGGCAGTCTCTATTGCAAACAAAAAGCCCCATGCAACATAGTGCTGTGGCAACACAGGAACACTGCCCCTTTCATAATCTAAAGCCTTTAGCATTAAATCTATTTCTGAAGGATGTATCCGACGGTCCCGAGCTTTTGGCTTTTTGGGTTTTGTCATTTGCATCCAAGGGTTTTCATCAATCAAAAACAGTTCTTTTTGCGCGAATGTAAACATCGCACTGTAGTGTGATATTTCTTTTAATACTGTATTTTCACTTACTTCAGATAACCGTTTATTTCGCCAATTTGTTAAATCTTTTGGTGTAATGTCATAAATTGATTTTTGAGCTAATGCCCCAAATTTCACTTCAAAATTTTTATGCTGCCCTTTAATCCATGCTCTTGATGATTTGGATGGATTTAGCATTCCTACTTCCTGATAATATTTATTATTCAAATCACGGAATAGAAATTTTGGTTTTTCTTCACCACTTTCAATTTTTTTCTGAGCCTTTAACTCTAGCAGTTTGAGAGCAGCCCATTGTTCACATTCTTTTGCAGTATCACGGGTGCAATAATAGCGCTTTCCTTGATGAGAAACTGTTATTGTGTATGTCTCACCTCTTTTACGCGGTGTCGGTAACTTCATTTTGTCGCAGATTTGTCGCAAATGGCGTGGAAATATTGCCAT